GTGCCGAAGGGATCCGACCTATCCACTGGAAGGAGGGTAGCGGGAGAAACTCACTATAGCGTGAACATGCCTGACTTGGTAAATAACGTGATACTGCATCCGAATCCATCTGTAGATATCGCAGCGATATTTTTCCTTCCTTTCGCGAATGCTGTCCCGCAGGACATGCAGCCACGATTCGCCGCACTGAGCGAAAAATTCCACCTCACTCCCCAAGAAAAAACATTCACTCGCACAGTCGAACCTATACTTATGATTGGGTATCCTAATGGGCTTTGGGATACTGCCAATAATCGTCCAATAGCGAGACGAGGGGTGACAGCATCGCACCCGCTAGATAGCTGGGAAGGTCAGAGGATGTTTGTGATTGATGCAGCTTGCTATAGAGGATCAAGCGGCAGCCCCGTATTCCTTTTCGAGGACGGCATGTTCAGAAATAGCAGAGATGGATTGTCACCAGGTACTCGAACAAAATTAATCGGAGTTTTGTTTTCCGGACCCACTGTAAATAACGAGGGAAGATTAGAGCAGCGGACCATACCCACCAACATATCGGTAGTACCAGTTGTTGAAGGGATGCTTAATCTCGGGTTTGTTGCACATGCAGACACAATACTTGACTTGAAGGATTTAATTAAGCAAAGGTTAGACGCAGAGTAGTTGAAGGCGCGCAAATGTTATTTACAATGCTTACAAGGCAAGCAAAGCTCTTCTGTCTAAATTATTCCGGTTCGGATATTGAAAATAGCCTGGCAGTAGCTCTAGTGAATACCACGGTTCCTGCATCGGCTGGGCCTGATCGCGCCACTGGACAAAGCATCGTAGGCTTGGTCAAAAGCCCAAACACTGTCGGGGGACCTCCATGCCTATCGACTTCATCCTGCCGGATCACATCCGCAAAACGTCCGAGCGCCTGCTCACGGCTATTGAATTTGCAGACAACTGCTTCAAGGCGTGAAGACCGGCGCCCGGGCGGAGGGCTTCGTGCTGGGCCTGGAAACCGTCCGCACGCTGAACCACGCGCAGATTGAAGGGCTTTACATGCTGTTCGATGAAGCAACCGAACAACGCCTCAAGGAAATTGCTGACGCGGGCTGAGACCATCGTACGCACGCTCACAAGCTAATCCTGCAATCCGAGTCTCATCAGCGGATTTCGTCAGCTCTACCGCTCTTCGGCAACATTTTGGAGCAGGTTGGAGAGCACAAAGGCGGTGCGCCTGGCTGCTGCGCTTCGCTCGGCAGCTTCGGCAGTGCCCAAGGAGTTACCTAGTCCCGCCGCAAGCTCGGCGGCTTCGACGTACATTCACTCGCCAGCAGCAGTCGCTTTCTGGTAACTCGCATTTGTTGCTACCTGGTTGCTTAACAAATGCCGGCGTTGTTCTCGTCCCGTGCCTCCTGCCAAGGATGTTTAGCGATCCCACCTTTGTGGCAACAGCCGCCCCGCGTCTTCAGAGAAGACCAGCATGGCAGACCTCGCCCTATCCTCTCCAGATCATGCGAATATGTTAACGACCCGAGGAGGCATCACAACACGTATGATGCCACCCTCGAGGGAAAACACTGGTGGAAGCGCTAACCCATGAAGCCTATTAGGGAAACCGCTCGTGTAGGCTAGCTTAAGGATCGAACATGACAATAAAACTTCACGTAGATGGTGCGGCTGTACTCCTTCAGAATGGGCTTGAAACTCCTGCATTCACACTGGCGATGGTAACCGCTGCGGCAACTGCTAGGAAGATCAACCCCGAGGGCACACCGTCAAAAATACCGGGCAATAAAAAAACCATGGGCGACAAGGAGTGCTTCGTTGAGTTTCTTGACTCAGTGATTTCGAGCGCATTGTTTGGTAGCCCGGTAGTGGTTTCGGATGCAGATAAAGAAACTAAACTTTCTGAAATCATATACAAACAGTATCGCTGCATGCTAGTGCATGAAGCAAGCCAGCCGGTGCCACTGAGCATAAACAGCTCACCTGAGAAATCTTTTGGCTTCGGCTTTGAGGGCGGAACGCTAAAACTTGACACCGGCTGGATATACCTAATACTCGAGCATGTAGCTAACCATCCAGAGAATGGACCTGAGTTTGGCATACCGCACTTTATGATAAAATACCCTGACGGCGTTTCCAAGCAAGAACTGGTACGTTCAACCATGAAAATTTTTGGTGATGATGCACGTTATCCTTTCAACCTGATTACAAAAATAATATTCCACTGTAACATTGATTTATCTTTAATCCATGATGAACTAGAGCTAGATCGAACGGTCGCGACCACGGTCAAAAATCACTTCAACATGGGAATGGTGGGCGCAATCAAATCGGACAATATACTCGACGACAAGCTAAACCTGACTGAATATGGACGATTAATCACCCTCCATCTAGCGACGCAGATAAAACGAGTCCCTTACTCTCGATATTTTCCCAAGACGTCGTGACACGCTTCTCTACTGAGCCCGGTTATCCTGGGAATGCCCTAAGCTTTTACCTGCGCCCGCCGTGCTATCATCACAGCGCCGGAACAATTCGTATAGAACCATTTCGGGCCCGATACTTGGCTCGTGTCGCAGGATAGTTCTGGTGACACGGGCATTTACCTGTGCCGGTGGCAAGCTTTCCGGCTCCGAGATGCAGCCGCTCGCCAACAATGTCAGCAGACGCTTTCTGATCTCTCGCATCGCTACCGAGTGGCCAGCACCCGCCGCCGTTGTTCTCCGTCACGCATAGCCTGCACGGCATCGTTATTTTCGGCCCACCGCTTCGCCTACGCTCTCGGCCAGGCCCGCTGCCAGCGGGTATCGGTAACCGTGACGCCATGGTGTTGGGCGCCGTAAAGCGACGGGCACGCCAGGCCTACAACTAGTGAAACGCCCGCGGCCATTCCCAATAGCCGAATCTGCAACGGCATCATAGCAACGCCCGGCGCACGCCTTCGCTCACTACCTCATCTGGGTAGCTGTAGTTGGCATTCTCATGGGCGATGATCGCAAGCACGAACGCCTTCATGGTCGGCATCTGGCCAAGGTCCACCTCGGCGCCCGGCTTGTGGCCAGGTATCTTGCCCTCGACTGACCGGACGTAGGCTGCGGTGTCGTTCTCCACGCTGGGCGCCCACCGGCTGATGATCGCCTTCACGGTCTTCAAGCCGTGTTTACGCTGATAAGTGAGCAGCACCTTGCCAAGCGCGCGGATACCGTTCTCGGCTGTATCGAACCGGGCAAACCGTTTCTCGATGGCAGGGTCAACCTTGAGCTCACCCTTCCAGGCGTTGGCCACGCTGTGGTCGATGTTACCGGGGTTACGGTTTCGAACGCCGCGGGTCTCTTGAGGCATGGCTTTCTCCAGGCAAAAAAAAGCCCGCACTGGGCGGGCTCGGGTGAAAAAACAAAATTACGGAGCTACATGACTCCAGAGGTTGAGCGACTCAGGATGATAAACTTCGAGTTCGGACTTACATTCAATTATGGAAGTAGCAAAATTTTCAGGATCGCTCATATTGAACTGATGCAGAATATGAGGCGCATGCTCCCACCACTTGGAGCTTTCTAATAACTCAATGACATCTTGAGAAAAACGGTACTTTATAATTCCGCCTGGGTTCCCCCCGACAATGGCATATGGAGGCACATCTTTTACAACTATAGTGTTTGCCGCGACAACGGCGCCATTACCGATCTTGACGTTTGATGGTAGCACTACATTCGAGCCTATCCATACATCGTGACCTATCTGGATTCCTCCGGTTTTTTGGGGAACCGGAACTGGTCTGAAATTCGGCGTTTCCCCAGCCAGGCCCAACGCTTTGATGGAGTGGGCGCGCATGATCTCCCTCTTCCATCGGAAGGAAACGCATGACATAACGGCAGACTCTACCGGGTGCCGGAATCCTAATGTAGACAGGCCGCCAGCTATTGACCCATACCGGCCAACGTTACAGCTAACCGGTAGCGGCGACACGATATCGCAAAAAGAGCCGGCGGAATAAATTGCGTTCCCAGCACCGTTAACGCTAAATGGCTCAGTTAGAGTTTTCTTTTGGCAGGTTATAACCCCACCTACCTTCCATCTAGCTACGATCCTATCCTGAGAATCACTAGAATCTCTGCTCTGAAATATGGAGTAAGCCTTGAACAGGTCAAGCAACTGTTTATTGACTTTGTATCTGACCAATTCCTTATCTACCGACACAACGTCAAGCATCTGCACACCTCTTGAAATTCAAGCGCAATCGGAAGAATTTTTCTAGCGCTCCAAGGGTCAGAATTTTACCGCACATCACCGATGTCCGGCCATTAGCGGGCAAACCCACGCAAGGGGGGGCCGCCCCATAGCCTTTCCATCTGAGAAAAAGTCTGTAACCATCGCAGGCCGCTTCACCCATCCCATATATGGAACCGAACATGGAAGAGAAGAAAGGCGTCGAAGCTGAAACTGAAATTCCGAAAGCTTTCACTGAGGCCCAAGAACGGCGCCTTGTCGAGCTAATCCGGATAGAGCTTCAGCGAGAGCATCGAGAGGCCTATGGCGATGACGACGAGGTGATTTGATCCATGAACATCGTTATGGATCCTATCTGATAGGCTATCTATCGCTGAGCACCAACCATCAAAATTACGAGGCAGCATGCATGGAAGAAAAACAGGAAAAATCCGAGCTCCCAGCGGTGTTCACCAAAGCCCAAGAAGCGCGGATCCTCGAGCTGATTCGTCAAGACAGAGAAAGCCGTCACCAGGCCTGGCTTGATGAGCAAGATGACGACCACATGGACTGAGCTTGGTTACACCACGATACCCAGGCGCAGCATTCGATTGCGCATCTTCGTAGCCACCGCCTGAATCTCACTATCGGTCCACGCAACAGACGCGATAACCACGGCCGAGATATCCACCTCGGCCCCGAAGTTCTGGGTACCACTGCCGATCCGGATATTGGTGTCCGCGAGAATCCTGGAAGCCGTGTTGGCAATCACCAGGGACGTGCCCGACGTCAGGTTGAAGACCTTCGTTTCGCCGTTCGACACGCGGATACCGCGAATTGCCCAATTCACCGGGGCCTCCCCGGTTAGCGAGACGTTGCCGTTCGAAACCCCGCCGGCGCCATCGGATCGCGCGCCCTGACCGGTGACCGTAGCAGCCCCCACATGAAACAGGTTCGTGCCCAGTACCGCACCGGTAAAGCCGGCGGTCTTGGACACGCCTCGGTAGTTGCCTACGTAGAATGGGGTGTTCGCATCGCCCGCGCCAGAAGCGCCAGCGGGGATTGCGGCGACCGCCTTGCCGACCACCAAAAATGTCATTTCCTCAGTTTCGCCGATCGGCGTTTGCAGGTAATTCGACAGGCCTTTGAATCGACCGTGCGTCGCATAAGCCACCGGCAAGCCGATCATCGCGGCATTCGACTTGTTGAGCGCGCGGTTGAAGCCGAAGCGAGCAGCGTCAGTATCGAATTGAAACCACCCCTCAAGGCCACGATTCACTGGCGCAACGAGCTTTTGGTTCCAGGCTACAGGCGATCCGTTATCGATAATTTGCGTTCCCATTTGTATCTCCTTAGATCAAGCCGAGGCGTGCGGCCGCTACGAAAGGTGCGAGCGCTTTGTACAGGTTGTGGCGCGGAGCGCCGTACGGGTGGATTGGGTCGGACCAGTTGCCCTCGATGAATCCATCGGTACCGGGCGTAGCGGTCGGCAGGAGGTAGCCTGCCTCTGGATCGGTCATCGCCCACAGGGGGGCGATCGTGATGTTGGGGTTTGCAGAGTCGCGGGCGGCTGCCTGCATTGCCCGAATGATCTTCACGTAATGCGATGTCCACAGCGCGTTCCGCTCGGAGTTGCTGGACGTGCCAGGAATGCTCCGGATGATTTTCGCGTCCGGCCAGGCCGCCTTGATCTGGCGGTGCATCAGCAAGTCATCGGCATAGGTCTGGGCGTACACCTCGTTCACGCCGCGGTCACGGGCGTTGTTTGTGCCCAGGCCGTTAAAGACGATCTGGGGCGTTCCCAGGTTGAAACGAGACTGATAAAACGCTGGATCGAAAACGTAGCCGTTACGCACAATCTCTGCAGGGTCGGAACCGGTCGCCGCGCGCGCGAAGACGTTGCGGTCTCGTTTGTCGAAGATATTCATCGCCATGTAGGCCGACTCTTGGCCAGGCGGAAGGATGATCGCCCGGTCGGTGATGGCATTGGTGTAGTCGCCGGTCTCCCATCCGGAACGGGTTTCACCGACCAGGCCCTGAGCTGCGGTTGTTCCATTGCTGGGCATGGTGCCGATGAACGTTGGAGTGAAGCCCAGTGCGCGCAAGTACAGGTCGAGCAGCACCGCGCCCTCGTTCTGGCCGATGCTATCGGAAAGGATTAGGACGGTAACCGGAACGGCCGGAGACTGCACGGGGACGTTTTTCAGGGTGAGCGTCATGAAGTGGCGCGCGTCATGATCTGCGGTAGATCGCAGATTCAGTACTGCCTCTGGCCCGAATTCGGCAGCATTGACGCGAAGCCGGCGCCCGCTAGAGATTGCCGGCCCCGCCGTGCTCGCCAACGTTGCCACGACGCTGCTTTCAAGCTCACGCCGTGCCAGCAGGCCAGGGACATAAATGTCCGAATCGCCGGCGGTCGCGATTACCGGCTGGAACAAGACACCGTCCATGAAGGGGAGCGGCGTCAGACCTGAATCTGTAGCCTCGCCCAGTGGGAAAACGTCACCTTCAGGACTCGTCACATACACGCCTGGGAGATCGGTGGGCCGAAGCTCCAGCGGGCCGACGATCGTCCTTGTGGAGTCGTTGTAGAATGCGGCGCCCCCGTCACGATCGCCGATGATCGTCGCCCCGCCCTCTTCACCGATGATGTCCGTATGGATCATGGCCAGCCTTTTTGCCGTCAGACGAAGAACGAGCCCGCCCTCCGCGTCCGCCACTGTCAGCCGGTTGACCTCAAGCTCGGTATCAACTGTGCGGGTGATGATCCCCTGTATCGCCTTCACAGCATCGACTGACGGATACGTGTCGACCAGCACAGCTGCGGCGGCGTTGTTCCGATAGAGGTCAACGTAGCCTTCAGGCGCAGTCGACAGCACGCTGAAGTAGCTACCGTTGACGGTGCCCGCCAGGCCGAGCGCGGTGGTCGTGTAAATTCCTGCTCCTGCCATTTGCGCTGCCAGGGTGGAAATCACCTTGGCGAGCGTGGGGCGCAGCGTGCCATCCCCCACATCCATGTTCTTGATCTCGTCGGTCAAGAATAGCTCGTTCAAAATATCGATCAGCGTCGTAAGTCTCGCGAGATCCGTGGCTCCGCTCATATTTACTCCAGGCGAAAAAAAGCCCGCACGCGGCGGGCAACAGTTGAATGAGTGGCGCTATACAGCGCCTGGCCAAGATTTCGTGTACCAGCGCTTCAGCAGCGCGAGCAGGCTGGCGTTCATCACCGACAGGTCCATGCCGGCGAGCAGGTCGGCAAACTCGGACTCACTGATGATCGGCAGCTCGAACAGCTCGAGCGTGGCTGTGTACTGCCACATGTTTACGCCGACCAGCTCTGGCCCTGTATAGATATCGGTGAACCTCGCCCGGGTTGGGCTGAGCCCAAGCGGGGTTAGCAGCGGGCAGAGGAACCAATCGGCGTAACCAATCCCCCACTTTACCCAGCCCTCGAACAGCCGGGCTTGTTCGGCGGTGCACAGCCAGGTCACGCTGACCATCGTCGGAACGCTGAGAAATCTCCGGCGTTGCCGTGCCCGCCCGCTCGCCATCGTGGTTCGAATGATTGGGCTGACTGGCGAAAGCCCGTAGCCGTCCCTCAATGGCAGCGGCACCCCTTCTGGAAGCGAAAGCATCCTATTAATCCTCTACTGGGGCGAAGTTGTTGTCATCGGCATAGACGCGCGCGTCGTAGTTCACAGCCTCCATATCTGCTGAGTAGTCGCCAGGCTCGATGGAGGTCACCAGCACCGGGTAGCACCAGCGGGTTGTTGTGCCGAACAGCAAATGGGGCGGCTCAATCTCCCAGGATAGATCCGGCTCGAAGTCAATCGTAGGAACCGCCAAGCGGTACTCGCTCAACCTCGATGCGGCCCAAGGCCCGCTTATAGTTCCGTCCGGACGGCGGAGCGCGACAACATGTGAAGCGCCATCTGTCCAAGCGAAGGGATCAGTGCTTTCCAGGATGACAGGGCCCACACCATCGGTCACAGCCTCCAAAATCGAAGACTGCCCATAGCCGGGGATGTCGTCTGCCACCGCGTCGTAGCTCAGGTATCCACTGTTCAAGGCGTCCAGCTCGGTGCTCCAGCTGTAGGACTTGTTCTGATAGATCTGCGCACGACGCCGGCGCCGGCCGATCCGCCAGGCCTTATCCCTGTTCCTGACGCCCCGGAGGGTGATCGTCTGCACCGTCAGCTTGGCGTCGCCCGGCAGACTGCAATCCACCGGCTCTTCGGCGTTCGTCACCTCGTCGATGTACTTCACCACCACGCCGTCATAATCATCCGGCGCCGGTAGCGAGAAGCCGCGCTTGAGCGTTGATGTCATGTTCAACGGCGTGTACATCTTCCCGATCTGGGTCCGTGGCTCGTCCCGGACTGGGGTGATGCGGCCTCGCTCCAAGGTGAATTCGGCGAATCCAGCCAGCAGCGCATCGTTGATGCATTCCTTGACCGTGCTGTCATCCTCCACCTTGTAATCGAAATAGTCCTGGCGGCCGGACCAGATCGCGCCCAAGCGTTCGAGTTCATCAATGGCCAAGTCGCTGTCGGTAGCACCAGCGGACTTGGCCACGTAGTTGACCCAAGGCACGATATCGCGGGTGGCCACTTTCTCCGACCACACCCCATCCCCCAGCACTGGCAGCTTGCGGGTGGCGATGACTGACACCTGGCTTTCGGCCTGGGCAGAGAGGCGGTCACCGCCACGCACGTACAGCGCCATGACGGTCACGTCTTCGTAGGCGTCCTTGTGCTTGTCGATCCTGCCGCGCAGGCCGTACCACTGGATGCGGTCGAACTTCGTGGTGCTGGTCGACTCTTCGCCGATACGCCGGATTCGATACTCCGGGTAGATCTTGCTGGCCGTGATGATGCGCTTGGTGAACCCGAGCTGATCCTGGGTCTTCGCTGTGAACGAATACGACACCGACGTCCAAGCGCCAGCAGTGCGTGCATCCCGATACTGCACCTCGACGTGCACAGTTGCCTGGCGCGCGTTGGCGTTCTTCTCGGTGTAGCGGATCAGCCCTTGAGGGAAGTGAAAATCAACCTCCACCCGATCGGTAACCTCGCCGGTAGGCAGCACGGTGAACGGGCCAGCCCAGTCACCCTCTGTCGTCGATCCGTCCAGGATGACCCGGCCTGAGCCCGTCTCGAGGAAATCGAAACCTGTCCAGGTCGAATCATCGGCGCCGGTATCGGTGAGTCTCGTAACCGTGATCGATGATGGCCCGTGAGATTCATCAACCGCCGGCGTATCGGTGTCGTCTTCTTCGGCATCGTCCGCAACAGCCGTTATGCGATGGCGCAGGCCTCGATATCCAATAGCCGACCACTGGGCGCCAGTCTGCAGGCCGGTGGCTGGTGCGCCGCCATCGTAGGCCAGCGTCATCTTGGCCAGCTGAGCGGCGGTTTCCGTGGTGGTTTTCGTGCCGGTAGCAAACACTGGGGCGGCACCGAACACATCAGTGGCGGTACCGGCCAGGGTCAGTGCATTACCTGAAAACGGCGAGCCGGCCTCGGCAAGCTTCACCACTGCCCCGCTCGCGCTGGCAACAATGCCGCTGCCAGATAGCCGGGAGTTCAGCGCCGAGACCAAACCGGCGATGTTTCCGGTCGAGGTGTTGAGCGTGACTACCCGGGTTCCCCTGGTAAACGATACAGCCGTGGTGCCCTTGCTCACCTGGGCGCTATGAATCACCAAGTTGTTGCCGTTGATGCCGGCGCGGTTGACGTAGAACATCACGCCGAAGGTGGATGCGGTCGGCACGGTCACGGTGACGTTGTACCGGGTCAAGGTGGCGCTCAGCGAAACCGTTGCGCCAAGGATCACCGCCCCGTTCCAGATTGCCGGCTGAATGGTCGCACCATCGATACTCGAGGAAGCCTCGAACGAGATAGTGTGCACACCGGCCGGTAGCGGCACGTTCCAGCCCGCGGCATTGTTCGTCGGACAAAGCATGAACCATAGGCCAGTCGACGTGCTGCCGGTCGTTACCTGGTAGCCGAAGCCAGATGCGGCTGAAGCCACGGCGATCCCTGTAACGGTGGTATTGGCGTTGGTCACAACTGCCGGCAGCGTCGCCGAGGTCAGCCAGCTATAAGTGTCTGGCAGCAGATTGAGCACAGGGCCGCCACCCACGCTGAAGGTGAGCGGCGTGGTGCTGTAGTCGTAACGCGCCGGCGCAGCGTTGCCCAGCACGGTAGATGCAGACCCGGGCGCGGCGGGAACGGCAGGCACGGGCGCTGTATAGCTGGCCACCACGTATTCGCCCGCATTCGCCCCGGTCATCTCGATCTTCATGCCGACGAAAGCCTTAAGCATCGGCAGATGCTCGCCGCTGATCACGGTAGCAGACCCGCCGGCGCCGGCAGTGAAGGTGTACAGGTAGGGCGCCTCGATCCGCGCGACCAGGCCGGAGATCCATCCAGTCGGAAACCAGCCTACGGACTCGGGCACGGTGACCACGAAGCCGTTGAACTGCAGCGTATCCGCCGACACCTCCTGATCGATGTCCGTGGTGGTCGTCAGCGTCAGGCCCGCGCTGCCGGTGCTGGTAGATCCAACCTCGTCAGAGCTGTGCCACCAAAGGCGGGCCAGCTCGCTTGTGAGCGATTGGCCTGGGCCGTAGATGGTGTAACTGGCGGTCGATCCAAGCGAGGCGATGGACGTGCCGCCAATGCGAACCTGGCCCGGGTCAATCTGGAACTCACCCACGCCGATGCACAGCAGCATCTCCACCCATTGCTCTTTCGGGTTGCTGCCGAAATAGCGGCGCAGTGGCGTCATGTAGTCCGGGAAGATTTCGTTCGTGCCGGCAGCTTCGCGAATCACGTCGCCGATCTTTACCTGGTTGCCGGTGGTCCGGGCCAGATTGATGCTCTTGCCGCTGGTGCTGTTGCTTTCGGGCGTTGAGAGGGGCTTCCGCGTCAGAATGATGATGCCCGTGATCAACACCGCAGCAGCCAGCGCCCACAGCGCGGCTGCGCCGGCGCCGATAGCTTTCGGCTCCGGGTAGATTCGCACGCGGGTATCCGGGCCAAACTCGGCGGTCGCCCAGTTCGCGGGGTTTATGAAGACCCCCTCCACCTCAACGCTGATTGGCGGCACAGCCCGTGGCATGTAGCTGGGCACATTGCTTTTAAGCCAGTGATCGATCGTCATTACAGTGTTGGTGCGGTGCCGTTCCAACGGCTCGCCTACAAGTTTGCTCGGATAGATTTCGATCACGGTGGTAGCTCACTTTCAAATACTGTTCTTCGAACTGGCGCAGGCGCATTACCGCCGGCCCTTTTGGTCGCATCTCCAGCACCTTGAGCTGCCCATCAGCCTCAACCACCAAAGCAACGTGGGTGCAGAGCGCGCCCCTCCAGACGCAGGCAATGGCGCCTGGCTGCGGCATACACGGCTCCATGCCTGCGGCCCCCTCGTTTACAGCCTTGGTGAACTCCCGCGGCATGTTGCTGCGCACGGCGCCCCAGCTCTCCAGCAAGGGAAGGCCGTAGACCTCATGCCGCACAGCACGGGTGAGCCCCCAGCAGTCATAGCGCGCAGGGCCGCGCCCGCCATCCTCGTAGGTGGCGGCCATATATTTTTCGAGCATCAGATGTACCGGAGGCAGGGGGCGAAGGCTAAAGTCCACTTGAGGCGGGGCCAGCCGAGGTTGATCAGATCGAAGTAGCCGGCTTTCAACTGAACCGTCGCCCCCTCCATGGTGCCGCTCAGCACTTTCATGTTGTACGGCGCTTCCGCCGGGGCGGTCAGGCTGTTGGATTCGTAGATGCGCATGACCAGGCTGATTTGCGCCCGGGCCTCCAGCGCTTGGTCAATCATCTGCTGCGCAAAGCCGGTCACGTTGTCGATGGCAAACAGCAGCGACTGGTTGCCGCTGTTGTCCCGCTTCGGCAGTGCCAGTGCGATCGCGGCCGCGGTGTACGTCACCGTTTGACCGGTTTCCGTAACGGCAGTGATATCGTCGAAGCCCTCGCACAGGTAGATCGGCTCAGCCCAAGGCACGGAGTGGAGCGCAAGCGTGCCGATAATCACCGCCCGGCCGCCGGAGGCGTATAGGGTTTCGAGTGCTGTCATCTGCCGACTCGCTTGCTACCGTAGGTTTGTTCAATGGCTTTCGCGGCGCTACCACCCTGACGGATGTTGGCGACGAAATAATCAATGATCTCTTTGCCAGTCGGCCCAGTGCGCGACTGTGTTTGGCCCGCTCGGCTCGCATCTTCGTGAATGTTGACTTCGGTCTTTGTGCCACCTGTGCCCTCTTTGGACACCCGCTCAAGGGTGCGATCGAGCTTTGCGCTCGTCTGAGCGGTCGTTACTCGCTCACCCTTTTTCAAGTTCCAGGTGCCGTCTGCCGGGACGAAATCAATACCGTCGTGCGCCTGGCCATCTAACGCAGACCCAACTGCGGTCATCAGAACGCCAGCCGCAGCTGTTGCCGCAATGGCAGCGCCCGGAGCGACCGCCGGCCCCACGTAGGGAATACCGATCATTGCTGTAAAGGCACTCAACCCAGCCATTGCGACTTGGGCGGCAGCGTAGGACAAAAGTGCATGGCCTACGGATTGGATGAACGAAGCAGCGAAGCCTTTGATGTCCACCTTCCCCGTCTCCGCCATCTCAGTGACCGCCGCCGTCAGATTTGAAAATGTCGAGGCACCTACGCTTTGCATGGTTGAGTACAGATCCATGCTCGCTTCGGCCTGGGTAGCAAACCCACTGATAAAACCAGCTGTTCCGTTCTGCTGCAGCTGATCGAGGTTTTGGTAATACTCTTCCTGCATTTTCTGGCGGTTGGCCAAAGCATCTTCCAGCGCGTCAGTTTCCCGCTCGTATACCGAATCGGAAATGTCCTTGTTCTCGTGGCGCTTGCGCAGCTCCTCAAGCTGGTCCTGGTAATCCTGCTCAATGCCCAGCATCTCCAGCGCACGCTGCTTCACGGTGTCCGTGTCATATGCGTTGAGGAATGGTGCGTCCAGGCCTCGCTGGTCAATGGTGAGCTGCTGGCTGACATTGCCCTTGAAGTCGCTAACCGCTTTGTCGTCTTCGTTCGCCTGTTTCAGCTTTTTGCGCTGGTCCAGTTCCTCGGCCAGGTCCTTCAGCCGTTCCTTCTGCTGATCATTCAGGCCGGCGAGCTTGCCCGACTCGAATTCGAACTGCAGCTTGGCGACTTCGGTGGCGTTCTGCCGAGCGTCAGTCGAAGTGTTGATGAGCTCGATCTGGCGTTTCAGGTCGGTCTCGGTAGAGTCGAACGAGTCCTGGATCTTCTTCGCTGCAGCTGCGGCATCGGAAGCAGCCTTCTTCGCCGCCGCACCAGCCGCCGCAATAGCCGCAGCATCCACGCCGCTACCTTTACCAGGCGTAACCTGCACATTGGTCTTGGCCAGTTCAGCCGCGGCGGCCTTGGCCTGCGCCACGTACTCCTTGAACCGATCGCCCGCCAGGGGCGCCTCCATTTCTTTGCGGATTTCCGCGCCGGCCTCGTTCGCAATCCCGAAGCTCAGTTGAGCCTGGACGGCCATGTCCTTGGCGCTGGCGGCAAACTCCTTGCTCATGTCGCCGAACGACAGCTGTGACAGCGCCGCGCTGCCCACCGATCCGGTCTTCTGGATGTAGCCCACCGCAGTGGAGAATGTGCCCACCAGCGTGTTCGCGATGATCTTGAAGACCCTGGCCACCCCGTCGCCGGCATTCACGATGAAGGCCGTGGCCGTCACCATCTTGTCGCCAAGCTCGCCCACCTGCCCCTTCAGCCCGCCCGCCTCCTTGGCGCTTTGGTTCACGTCCTTGGAGAACTGCGCCAGCACCGGCAGGAATTCGGCCGCCAGCATGGTCTTGGCCGATGTCAGGTACTGACCCAGCCCAGACAGCTCAATGCCGAATTGCTTCGCCGCGGCGATGGTCGATTCGTCCATCACCACGCCAGCGTCGAGTGCAGCCTTGCCCAGTTCGTCGAAGGCCTTGCCGCTGTTCCTCAGCAGAGGCACCAGCGCCGTGGAATCGTTGGCAATAGCCTCCATGTAGAAGGTCATTTCCTGCTGATTGACGTTGGCCTTTTCCAGGCTCGTCACGTACAGCGCCAGCGCTTCCTTGCTGTTGAGCTTCTTGAACTGATCAGCCGTCACCCCGACCTTCGGAGCGATGTTGGTGAAGAAGTCCTTCAATCCACCGCCGCCGGTGGAGAGGAAGTCGCCGACCTTGTCGTTCACATCCTTGAAAATGTCAGAGAGCTTGTCCTGCTCGACGCCCACGGATCGGGCACCGGCGGCGTACTTTTGAAACTCGGTTGTGCCCAGGCCTGCCAGCGATGCCTGATTGGATATCTCCTTCGCGGCGTTCGCCGAGGAAACGACCATAGCCGTCAACACGGCAGGAATACTGCCGATGGCCACGCCGACGCCCTTGGCGAAGTTGTCGAAGGACTTGGCCATTTCAGCGTTGCGCTTCTTGGCGGCCTGGCTGGCCTTGTCCAGCGGCCCAGTAAACGCCCCGACCCTGGCGATCAGATCAAGCGTGAGGGTGCCCAGTGATTTCGAGGCCATTCATTTTCTCCGGGCTTGCATTGCGTTAGGTCCACGAATTCTTGGCCTCATCCAGGCTGATGGCCGCCTCGACCTCGTGAGGCATGAAGTCGTAGATCTTGTAGCCACCGTCCTTTGTGTGGGTATTGGCATAAAGGGCGGCAAGCACGGCTGCACCCCTTTCCACGCGCATGCCGACATTCAGCGAGCCGCGCAGGGCCCGGTACTTCACCCAGGCCCTGAACTCGATCAGGCTCAGGTTCTCTTTCGCTTCGGCGATTGTTTTGCCCCCGACGCCGGAGAGGACGAGCTCATGCCAGAGCTCGTCGGTTCCGGTGAGCTGATCGTCTTTCCCATGTTGTTCACCTCGGCGATTACCACCATGAGCGCCATGGTGAGGCTGCCGTCCAGCGCCCCGCGCTCAGGATCAGCGTCACCGGTGATATCCCCTACGGTAAAAACCGGCTTACCCTTTTCGTCGCAGATACTGGCCGCGATGCGGGCCGCATAGGTGTCGACCTTGCCGGTCGCCGACAGCACGTCATTGACTGCGGTCTGGTATCCCAGCGGCCGCACAAACACAGTGGCAACAATTTCTTCGCCGCCCTGAATCCACTTGATTTCACGCTCAACCGGGCGACCGGTGAAAGCGCCGGCGGCCTTCAAGCTCTGGATGCTGAGTTGCATGGTTGTTCCTTAAACGGTGGTCTTGGGGATCCAGGCAGAGCCGCCGGAGCGCTGGATGGTCGCTGCCGTGCTGACTACGGTGTTGGCAGCAAAGTCGAAGGGGAAGTCCGAGACGTAGCCCTCGAACACGAACCAGGTACGCGTGGCCGGCAGCTCGAAGTCGTCACCCTCGGCGTTCAGGGTGGGCAACGCTGTATTCTCACCAGAAGCGTCTTTTGGGCCATCAGACCAGCCAACCGCCCACTTGATAGCCGTCTCACCATCCGCCTCGGACAGCTGGTGCAGGCGGACGTGACTTGCGACAGCGGGATCTGCACTTACAGTGAGCGCAGCCTGCCCCGGAGTCCGAAGGCCCTTTTTATACTTGCGCACTAGGTCGCTGAGGCAAGTATCGTCAATAGGATCTGCAGGGTTGCCACCAGGGTTGAAAGCAGTGGCGCACTCCACCTCCATGACGGTCAGCGGTCCCGTTCCAGTCAGCGGGGGCGCCAGCGCGAATACCTGGGTACCTTGGGTCAAAATCGACATGGCTTTCTCCAAATGTCGGGCATAAAAAAACCCGCACATGGCGGGCTTGGGTTTTGGGTTCTGCTATCTGGGTACCAGCCAGTCGATGTCGAAGCTCGACCGGTACAGCTTTGTTTCGGTGTCGCGGGTCTCGCCGCCCCAGCGGGTGACGTAGGCCTGAAGCTCGATTGCGTGGCTGATTGCCTCGGCCACCGCCCGGGCGCTGCTGCCGGTATCGGCATACACGTCCACCTGCAGGGTGTAGCCGTCCATGTCTGGCCGGCCCGCCAGGTAGTTCTCGGGGCTACCGGTTACCAGCTGCCAGGCTGCGTACGGATTGGCCACGTCTTGCGGCGCCTCGCCGAATGGGTACAGTTTGAGATGCGGCCCGCCCATCGAAATCGGCGCCGACTCCCACCACAGAGCGGCGCGGGCACCGGCGTCAGAGGCACAAACAGCAAAGATCGGTGCAGCGGCCATTAGTTACCCCCTGCCGCCTTGGCCGCTCGCTTTATAGCGCGGTCAATGGCTTTCTCGTATTCGGTGATGAAGGTGTTGGTAGCTTCTGAAATGTTGTCCGCCAGCGCCTTGCGCATGAATGGCTGGGCCGCCATGTTCACGGTTCCGAACTCAAAGAGACGCCAATGCGGGGTGGGTGCATTTTCGGCCTTGTCGCCGCCGTTCTTAAGCACCGCGCCATGGAGCACACCAACGCGAAAGCCAAGATCACCATTGGCTTTGAAGAGTCGGCCATTCCAGCGCAACGCTATGTTGGCCGCGATCGAACGGCCTGTTTCCGGGTCATCGATCTTCTCGGCGCCCTCCTTCGCTTTGTCGGCTATCACCTGCGCTGCCTTGCGTAGCGCTGAGCGCCCACCCTTGCGCTTCATGTCATAGGTGACCGCCTCAAGCTTGGCCACCAGCGAATCAATGCCGGTAAGGGCGAACTCAACGCTGTCAGCCATCGTTCGCCCCCTTGGCTACCACAATGGTGAGGTATTCCAGGCCAGACTCGGGATCGGCCAGGGCCGGCCCCTTGATGTCGTACACCTCGCCGCGGTGGATGATGCGCATGGTCGGCAGCACGCCGGCGCGGTACCGGATTACGACGCGGGCCGTGGCTTCGGACTGGACCGCCTGGGCGGCGATCATGTCCCGGGCGCTGAGCGGCTCGAACGAGGCCGGCACCTTCGGCCAGATGGTCAGCCATCCTGGCAGCATCTCGCCGGTGACAGGATGCTGCACCAAACCCAGCCGCTGGAAGTCCACGCGGTGCCTCAATCGCCCGGCCTGCATCACACACCCATCCCGATACGGTATGGCATCAGCAGTGATTTAGAGGCCAAGGGCAACTCCGTTGCAATTGTCCCCGTTACCACCTCTTCTCGGTTGGCAAACAGATGACCCAGCTTGAGCAGGCATGCTGCCTGAATAGCAGGATTGATCACGATTCCGAACTCAGCCATATCGATTGACTCATATGCGTCGGCCAGCACCTGTCGCGCTCGATCTACCAATATGCAGCGAATATCGGAATTCTCTGGAAGCTCTGCCTGCAATTTCGCGGCCTGGTGCGCGGCGCGTGCGGTGCGTGTACGAGCGATCGTATCAGCCTTGGCTGCGTCGACTCCCGGCTGATCGGCAAAGAATCGGCGCTGTAAAAACTGCATGGCTGCTTCCTCCGCCGCACTCAGAAACTCTTGTACAAGCGGCTGATCTTCGGGTTCTGCGTGCAGGTGCTGCATGGCCGTTTCTATGCTGATCACGGACATCAGTTACTCCTGCGGCGGGGGGTCGTTCGGCTGCCCACTAATTGGCTGGCCCGCAGCCGGCTGCTCCCCGGCAGCCGCCGCAGGAGTTTCGGCTGAGGCCGGCGATGTAGCAGCCAGCAGCCTGGCCAGTTCGCCTTCGACTTCCTCCCGACCGCCGATGAAATCACCGACCTGACCGTCATCAGCGTCAACGATGATCCACCGCTTCCCCTTCTTCGAAAGCTTCATTTCAGAAGCCTGTTCCGAGCCGTCCCCGCTGACAATCCTGCACAGCTTGAGCTGCTCCAGTTCCTTGGCCAGCCATATCGGTGCCGCATACGGCTCGTTATGGACGTCGCGGATGGTGCCCCGATCCTCGTAGGCTCGCAACGGCTTGATCAATGCATCGGACATATCTCACCTCGATGGGCCGGCAGCACCGGCCACTCCAGAGTTGTAGTTATGGCGTGACCGCCGCCAGTTTGCCGGTAACGAAGGCTTCAGTACGGTAGATAGCGAACGCCAAGCGCTCTTCGGCGCGCAGCGTAACCATGTTGTTCTCGAAGTCCTTGTCGTTCTCGGTCGAGATCAACACTTCGACTTCCATGCGGTCGAAGATCTGAGCACCAAGCTTGAATGCACCGACCAGGAAGTCGTTCTGCACCATGGCCTGGGTAGCCACTACCGGGCGGTTCCACAAGCGAGCGGCGGTGCCTTCCTGTGGCTGACCGATCAGATACCGGCCCATATCGTCCTTGATCAGCTCGATCAAGGCCCAGTCGGTGGGGTTGAGCACGATGCCGTCCGAAGGGAACTCGGCCAGTTCTGCCTGCAGCAGCGCCAGGCGCAGGCGGTCGATGCGCTGCTCGCCAGCGATGGTAACGCCAGCTGGGGCTGCGTATGCATCAGCAACTGGAACCAGACCTTGCAGGTTTGCACCTGCGCCACTGCCGTAAAGCAACTGGGATTCTTCCGCCAGCAACAAGCCGTATCGGGCGCGGGCGTCGATGTAGCTCTGAAGGGCCTTGGCGTCGTCCAGGATCTGCCGGGAGGCTTTGAACAAGTGAGCGATGGTACGGACCGGCGCGGTGACCAAGGCGGTAGTGATGTCGGAATACGGCTTCGCAGTACCTTCTGCTACGGTTGCCGCACTGTTGGTGAACCCGGTTTCGCGGACGTACTCGAGAGAACCCGCTTCTGTCTGACCAGGTGCAACCAGATCCCGAATGGTGGCTCGACGCAAACCAGGCAGGGCAACGGTATCCAGTCGTTCTGGAGCGGCTAGGCCGCCGCCGGAAGTGGTGGTAATTGCGGCACGCGGCACGGAGACGCGGCGAGACCCGCGGAACGAAGAGCTTACGCCTTCCATTTGTTCGCTTACCACGAACAGCTCGCCAGCAGACTTGGCCGGCTCGTTGCGCTGAGTGTCACGATTGGCGTTGACCAGCTTCTGCTCTGCCTCGAGCACGCGCGCCTGCAACTCACCCTGCTTCATCAGCAGTTCGTCGACCTTGGCCGACGCTTCCTTAGTCAAGCCCTCATGGCGTTCAACGTTCTTCTGCGCCTGCTCGGCATGTGCTTTGAGCTGATCACCGATGTCTTTGAGGTTGGCCTGGGTCTGCTTGTACTGGGCTTCGATATCCTCTTCACCGATTTTGCCCATCTGGGCATTCCAGCCGCGATATTGAGAGCCACCGCGTTTGACGAACACGGTGGTGAGACCTACCAGGAACAACGAGCCCAGAACAGCCTCGGGTGTGGCGCCGAAGGTCAGCGGAATCATGGCAGCGATGGACAACACAGCCATCAAGAATGCCGGGGACAGACGAAATTTCATCATGGTGTGAAGCCTCATACAGGGAAGGAAAAAATTAGTTTCGGCAGGGGCGCCATGTCCAACTCGACAGCGCGGGGCTTATCGGACGAGGTAGCGTTTTGCGTACCTCCGCCAGCAGCGCGGGGCATGCTGGACTTGAAATTGGCGAACAACTCGCGCCGCTCGCTGCGCGCCATTCCTGCTTTCGCCAATGCGACATCCATGGCTTTGAGCGCGTTGTTCTGCTGGGCCTGCTCATCCTCGCGCTCGGTGATCTCGTCGGAAGCCAATAAGCCGGTTGCGAAACCGAGTTCTACCGCACGCTTGCCACGGATGAAGGTCTCGTCGTCCAGCATCTCTGTGACTTCAGTGAGCTCCTGGCCGCTGCCTTCGGCGTAGAGATCCGCCATCGCAGCATCAAACTCTTGCATGGTGTCAGCCGTATTGCGCAGGTCATGGCGATTGCCAATAGCGAGGGTCCAGCAGTTATGAATCATCAGGAAGGCGCTGCTGGCTACTTCACGCTTGACGCCTGCCATGAAGATGACCGAAGCCGCCGAAGCGGCCAGCCCCAGAGCCTTAGTCGTGACCGACTGGCTGTGCTCGCGGAGCCGGTTGTAGATGGCCAGGCCCTCAAACATGTCGCCACCTGGCGAGTTGATGTACACGGTGACGGGCTTGTCCCCGATTGAGCGCAGGGCCGCGTCGATACGCGAGACAGTAACGCCCTCCCCATACCAGTCCTGACCAATCACCCCATAGATGGTGATGGTATCGCTGGTGGACTCCACCGCCGCTTTGATGGCTGGATTCCATCTGTCGAGCGCACGCGGGCTCAGCTCGCAGTTGAAGCTGCCAGCCTTGGATTTTGGTCGCATGAGTTATTCCTTCGAGTTTGCCGGCTGATCGAGCCAGTTCTGCAGAGCTGCCCTTGCGGCTTGCCCGTCATCGCCTTGACCGAGTTGGTCTATCGGCGAAAGATTGGTTTGCACTGTGAGCACCGAGGCGTTACCACCCATCCGGGGCAGGTTTTCCTTCATCCGGCATTCATCTCGCGTGTAGATGCCGTTTTGCACCATCTGCGAATACAGCGTGGTTCTGGCGGCACTGTCGGCACGCATTAGGCCCTCGATGGAGAACTCGGGGTATATCTGCCGGCGCTGGGCAGGCAACAACAAATTGTGAGTGATCCCTTCCTCAATGCGCCGCATATAGCTGCGAAGGGTGAAGGTCAGGAATCGCAGCAATTTTTGCTCGAGACCAGTACCCCAGTTCGATGCCTTGTCGCTGTAGCCCACTAGAGTTGGGTCCACCATGTAGAAGCGGCAGATCTCTTCGGCACTGTATTCCCGGGACTCCAAAAGCTGAGCATCTATAGGGTTGATGCCGATGACCTTGGCACTGACGCCCTTCTCCAACACCGGCGACTTGCCGGCATTCATCGCGCCACTGATGCGCTGTACATAGTCGCGAAAATCATCGCGTTGTTGTTTGTTCAGCTGCGCATCGACCTCAAAGGCCACCGTCTGGTGCATGCCATTCTTGAACGTCGAACTGGCAACATCCTCGGCCGACATCGCCGAGCCGAACACATCTGCGCCATAGGCGATCGGTGAAAGCCCGATCTGCCCGTCCAGGGAAAAGGCAGGGATGTGCATCATGTTGCTACCGGCGATATCGCGCAGTTGACCGTTTTGTTCCCGGTACCTGTAGAGAATTTCGCCGTTGTCAGCGACGTCCAGGTCCATGCGGTTTGGTAGAAGAAACTCCAACGCCACGATGCGACCGCTGACGCGGATGATTTCGACGAACGCGTTACCTCTTAGAAGCATCGAGGCAACCACTGCTTCCCAGAACTGCACTGCAGTCATGCGACTGTTGGGGGTTGTGTTGAGTATCCAGTGCAGGTCGTTATCAGCGGCTACCTCTCGCCCTCCGTCCGGCATCCGTCGATACAAGCCAAGAGGCAGCGTCGCCATCGTTTCGGATATCAGGCGGACGCAGGACCAGCAGGCGGCGAGCCGCATGGCTTTGTTGACCGTGACAGTTTTACCATTAGCGGAAGTGCTGCCCACCGTTTGCGCCCATATCCCGGAAGCGCCACCGGCCAGCGAGCGGCCTACCCAATCAATGATCGAAGCCCGCGGCGCCATGACAGCACTGTTCAATACCGATCTCAGTGACTTAGCCAAGGGTCAGTCCCCTCCGAAGGAAGGCCGCCGCGATGAAGCACGATGCAGCAGCGGCCAGAAGTGCCCAGCCGGTGCCGAGCAGGACGTAAACCCCAGCAACAGCGAAGGCAAAGCCAAGCAATGCGGTCAGTAAGTAGATAATCGATGCATTGGTCATTCGAATATAGGGTCCCGGATTGATGCCATGAGCTGCTCAGCACCGCCAGAACCCTCGGTGACGATGCGCAGCACACTGCCAATTGTCATGGTCAGCGCTACTGCGCCGTCGATCTTGTTGTCGTCGCCCTGCTTGATCGGACGCACCACATCGTCGTTGCCTGGAAGGTTCTTGCCGATCACGTTGCCGATGCACCAGGTCATGATGGGGTTGCCGTCATGGTGGAATCGGCCAGCGGTGATCGCGGCTTCTAGCTCCTTCATGGCGTCCGACATGTTGGTGTAGTTCTGGGTGATCGTGATCGGATTGAAGCCTTCGTCGTCCAGGTCGTGGCTCAGGCCCGTGGCGCCGTGAGGGTCAATAGGCGACTCACGAAGAGGTGCAAGGTGGTTGGCCTCCATGGTGTCTTCCAAGATCTCGCGGTAATCGATCTCGGCGCCGTCAGTCACCTCCAGGTGCTTGGAGTTAATCCACGCCTGGTACCGCTCGGACATGCGCTTATTGTCGGTGTTGTAGGCTGTGTCATATGGCACCCAGAACTTCGGGCCCACGCTGTAGTAATGAGTCTTGCCATCGATCAGGCGCCAGAAGAGTCGAGCCCTGGAGTTCATATCCAGCTTTCGAGCCAGATCGAACCCTGCAATCCATTCCTGCCCTTCGAACTGTTCGAGCGTCAGCGTCGTGTCTTCGCAAGACTTCCAGTCTTCCATGTTGAAGAAGCCGGACTTGGCGCTCACCCACAGGTTCAGGTGCTTGGTCTTGAACGTGTTGGTAAAGCGCGCCGACCGAATTGCCCGGGCCTGTTGGCTCTCCAAGTACTCCTGGAATACCGAAACCCCATGGTTCGGGTTGGCCTTGGCCAGCATCTTCGGATCGGTCCAGTCGTCGCCGTCGTCGAGCGTCCAGATGAATCCGAACAGCTCGTCGTCGGGCACCGTCCCTTCGAGCATCTCGATCACCTGGCGCCGCTTGTCGTAGCAAGGCCCTTCGATATCGGCGCCGGCGGTCGTGATGATGAACATCAGCGGCTGCCTGCGTGCGCCCATACCGGTGAGCATGGTGTCGTACTGGGCCGAGGTGCGGTGCTCGTGGTATTCGTCCACGATCGCGCAGCTGGGCGATGCACCGTCACCAGGATCGCCAATCAGCGGCTCGAAGCGACTGAAGTCGGACGGGATGTTCATGTTCGAGGCGTTGACCTCGATGCCGGCCGCCTGAACCAGCATTGGCGACTTAGCCACCATCAGCTTCGCCGGGCGGAAAACCTCCCAGGCCTGCTTCTCAGTAGTGGCGCCCGAGTACACCTCGGCGCCGAACTCACCGTCGGCAACGAACATGCTGATGCCGACGCCTGCCGCGATGACTGACTTACCGTTCTTGCGAGGCACCTCCCAGTAGCTCTCGCGAAACCGGCGGTGGCCGCCCTTCTTCTTGACCCACCCGAAGGTCACGGCCATGCCGAAAAGCTGCCAAGGCTCCAGGCTGATCAGCTGACGCTTGAACGCCCATTCGCCTTTGGTGTGCGGGAGAAGCTGAATCAGCTTCAGCTTCTTCTCGGCCTTGGCCGGATCGAACTTGAAACGGTAGCCACGCTTGCGGCTGGCGGCCAGGTCGTCGAAGTGCCGCTGGATAGCCTGATGGATATACCGGCAGGCCGGCACCTTCCCACGGAGCACGGAGCGACCCCACGCCATCGCCTTATCGACGTTGGGGTGCAGGGCTTTGGTCATTATGTGCTCAGTAGTTGGGCGAATTCGTTGGTCGCTTTCTCCTTGTTGCCGCCAATCAGCCTGGTTCGGCTGGACGGGTCCAGGCCCAGCAGCGACCCGAAGGTCACCATCTGGCGCATTGTTTCGTTGGCCGCCGTGAGCGCGGGGTTCTTCATCGGCCCGCCGGTGGCACCGGCGACAACGATGCCGTGCTCGCGCACGGACTCCTGGGCCATCCGCCAGTTGTCGTATGCAACGCAGAAGGCCTCGACGTTGTGCAGATCCGTCAGCGCGACAACTTGCTCACGCAGCAACTCGGGAACGACCATCCGCCACATGCCGGCCGCGCGCTCGCTCAGCCAGTCAGGGGGATCGACATTCGTGACCTGTGAAAAAGTGGGCTCGGCCTTGTTCAGGGCGCGCTTGCCAGGATTTCCGGCCAGTGCTTTCTTGGCCGTCGGCTTGGGTTTGCGACCACGGCCGGCGACCGTGGCGGTGCCTCCCATCGCGCAACTCCTGGATTTTTAATTTCGCGGGTGTGAAAAAAAGGCTGAGGGCGCGGTCTAGAAGCGAAAAGGCCCAGACTTTCGACCCTCCCCCACCCCTTAAACGAGATTCCGTCTCATTTGAGCCGATTTTCCTGATTTTTCACGGAATTTCTGCTTTCTGCCGGCCTGAATTGCCGAATCCGCCGTCCTCGGCTGCGGTCTTTGCCGAATGACACGAATGGCAGAGGGCCTGCCAGTTGCCTCGATCCCAGAACAGCGACATGTCGCCTCGATGCGGCTCGATGTGGTCAACGTCAGTGGCCACGACCACCAGGCCCTTGGCCTCGCAGTGCCAGCACAGCGGATGCTTGGCCAGCCACCCGGCACGGGCCTGCTGCCACTTGTAGCCATAGCCGCGGGAAGCACTGGATTCACGGGGCTTCTCACGCGCATGGCTCTTGAGCAAGTGCACGTGCGCATCACAGTAGCGAGGGTTACGGGTGAGCACGTTGCAGCCTTGGGCGTTGCATGGCTTCTGCGGCCTCAGCGGCATGGCGTGCCATCCATGTAGGTGCGGGCGGGGGCGTCCGGGTCTTGCTCGCCCTCAGCCATCGCCTGGATCAGTAGGTCGAGGCGCTGGGCGATCTGACTCAGCGACTGAGCGCTGCTCTCTTGGGCGCGCACCTGCCTTTCCAGCAAGGAGATCAACTGATCGTTCATACGCAACCTTGCTCCACTTCTTGATCCATTCACGCCGGGCGGCGCATCCACTACAGGCCATGGCCTTCTACTAGTACGCTATCGCCGTCCACCACGAACACTACCGTCAGCAGAACCTGCCCTCCGACCTCGCTTACCAAGGCAGTACTAACCTGCCCCGGGAGGATTTCACCGGTATCGGCGTGCAGACCGAACAGCGAGCGCTTGTCGGGCTTTCCGAGCGTGTAGCGCCTGGATTCATCACCCAGAGCGGTGATGTCCACCTGTGGCGCGATCTGCTTCAGGGTCA